GTCGAACAAGTCAATAGCAGTATTTGGAATCTCAAGGATATCACTCATTGATTGAATATAAGGACTAGCAAGTGTCTTCAAATCAATACCTGCTTTAATCTTATCTGCAAGGGATGGGAATGCTGAAGCTGCACTTTCACGAATTGTGTTATAGACAGTATTTTCATCAAGTTGACCAGCAACAATATTATTTGCATAGGTTGTTGCGTCATCATCGGCTAGTTTAATCCCATTATTGAAGGCAAGATTTTTTATTTCCACAAAGTACTTACCGGAAGGTCCTTCTGGAATATCAAGTTCGTTTAATTCCTGAACACCTGCTGCAAGTTGTGCCTTAATTGTATTTTCAAGAAATATTGATGGATCTTCATTGTCTGCAGTAAGATACTGAGTATCTGTTAATATACCATTTTTGTAGGTTTCTTTAACTACGCTCTTTGAAGCACCAGACTTTGATTTATACCTAGCTTGAAGCTGAGGTACATAAGTTGTAAGTTCTGTCTGTGAAGCATCTCTTCCATAATACTTTTGGAATACCTTGTTTATTGTATCTTTTAGGGTGCTATCAGCAGGAATGTTATTGCTTGTATAGTTACGCGTGAATACACCAGACTTAGGTGGTTTCTTTTCAGTTTTGTTAGCTTCTGCTTCTTTTTCCATCTGGGCAATTTGCTCGTCAGTGATACCCTGTGATTTGAGAAAGGCTTTCATTCCATCTGAATAAGCCATTACTTAATCTCCTTTGCAGTTAACTGCTTATCTACAGTTAAATCTTGTGACAAGAATCTATCGTAGATATAGGTAAAGCCTAGTTTATCATCCTGCTTTAATTTGTTTACGATTCCATCGTACATAATTTTCATATCAATATTTGCTTTTGCTTCGATTGATTTGAATTCTCTTGAAAGAAGTTCCTGCGCTATTACTTTTCTTAAGTTAAGGTACTTATCAACAGATTTCCAAGTAGTATTATTGCGATTGTTTTTCAAAAACTCAGGATCTTCAAGAATCTTGCTAAGACCTGCAATAACACGGTTGGTTTTAGAACCATCTGAATCTAGGTAGTCGTCATACCAAGCAGTGCGCTCATATTCGCCTGTCTTTTTATTAAAGATAGGTTTTCCTTCAGCATCTGTTTGCACGGCAATCTTATTGATAAGAGCTTTCTTTATAATACTTAAATCTTCTGCACCATTTTGTTGAATAGATGTAAGACCACGCATCATTAACTCATTATCAATAACATCCATAAATTGATTGTACTTAATCCATCCCTTTTCAGCATCATTCTTTCTCTGTGATTCTGCTGGACTTTGAGATGAAAGAAATCTATCTGGAGCATCTGCAGACACACGCTTCTTATACAGATAATCATAAGCAGACTGTGAAAACTTATAGCCAGATGGGTCGTTTACAACTAACCCAACTAATTTAGGGTCAATTTTAACTACTTCTCCAATAAGTTCGCTATACTTATCAATGTTCTTTGTAGCAGCTATCGAAGATTGCACGCCGGTAGGATTCTTTGATAGGCTTGCTGAAAACGCAAAGTATTCTGGGTAGTCTTGAAGGAATTTAGCAGCAGAGTTTATGCCGTAAATACGATCATACTCACGAGATTTATCAAGGTAGAATTTGTAAGGTGTTTCAAAGCGTGGTGAAAATGGCATAATCAACGCTGCTGCAGTACGCATATTCCAATAGTCCTTAGCCATTCTAAGAATTTTCTCTGGCTTTACTGGAGGAAGACCTTGGCTTTTTGCTTTTTGCTGCTCGGTGTTATAAATTAAAGCATATGACCTAGCAAACTGTGGGTCATCTTGACCTGCCAAACGAGTGCTTAATCTTTTTGTCCAAGTAGGCAGGAATCCACCTGCTATATCTTTTGGATATCCGTACGGAAACAGAAACTTAAGAGTCTCTCTAATATCGGGTTGATTCTTTGTAATTTCAGCAACAGGAACAGCTACATATGGACCGGTTGGGAAGATATCACTGAACAAATTAGGATTACCCTTACTATACAAAGCGTCCATACCACCTTGAAAAATGATATCTAACGATGCTTTAGGAATACCAAACTCAGTTAATGATGATAATCCTGGCAACGCTTGTGTCAGTCCTTCTGGTAATGAAAGCCAGATAATATCGCTACCAGAAGTTTTACCTTCTGGAACTTGGTTTCCATCTTGATCTGTTACAAGACCCATTTTGTTAGGTGCCTGCCATATATTATAACCACGATTGACAATAGCAGGATTTGCAACAGCAAGTTTCATCCAAGTCTTGTATGAGTTTTCCTGTGCTGAAAAGAATGGGTTGATATACTTCATCAGTGTAGCAAAGTTAGTTTTGCGCTCTATATTAAAAAGCACACCCTTCATCTCACGAAGAGCAGACTTTCGAGCCATAAGCAAAATCTTTTGCTGGTCTTCTAACGAGATTCTATCTCCCTTGAGTCCAGCTACAATATCAATTCTGCGTCTTGCTTCTTGTCTGTAGAAATAAACATACAAAGGATTACGCGCTAAAGCGTCTTCCGGAAGAGTTGCTAATAACTTAAATGCGGCGTTAACAAATCTTGTTCCTACATTTCCTGTTTTGTTAAAGAATGTTTCTTCAAGGAGATGTCCGTGAATAACAGGTAAATCTGTTGGGTCCTTAAAGGTTGTTCTTAAATCATCTGCTGTAATATCAGATAGTTTGTTACGTAAATTTGATGATATAGGAAGATATGTGTCAAAGAAGTTGCTAATTGTAGTTACATATTCTGTAGAATCACTTGAAGCAATAGATAAACGACCACGCAAATCACGTCCTTCAGGAGATGATTTTAACCATTTAGCAATGTCATCAATGGTTTCGCCTCTAGCCAGTTTCTTAACCACTGCTGAGTTACCAAACTGTTGACGTAGCGTCTGCGCCCACTGGTCAAAGTAACCTGGGTCTGTAGGACGAATAGCCTGAATACCTTTTGATGCAAGTTTTGTCACATACATATCAGTATTGCTATCAACCATACGCTCAAAAGAGTTTGCAGAAGATGCAATCCTGCGGAACATCTCTCCTAGTGGCCCACCAAAAGCGTCATCAAGAATATACTCTTGACCGTCAGAAGTTGTTACTTTGAATGAACCTGTACCAATACGATCTTTAGGTTGAGCTTTCTTTGACTGGCTAAGAGACTGTGTGTAGTTATCGTATACAGCAAGTTTTTCTTCTTGTAGTAACTTAAGAGTATTTACCTCACCCATTAAATCAACATCATCTGGGTCAAGAGATAATTTAGCTTCTGCTGCGCCAATCTTAGACTTAAGTTCTTCTAATTCACGAATAATATTATTGCTTGCTGCTTGAATTTGAGTAAAATCTAATTTTTGTCCTAATGGCGAATACTCATCTACGAGTCTAGATAAATTCTTATTAGTGTTATTAACAATATTTTTAACACCTGGACCTAGATGGCGAAGTGATGCCATAGCACCTACAGATGCTGCAATACGAAGCTGAGAATCTATAGCATTACGTTGAGTATAACCAAGACGAAGCAGCGCTCCCGCCTTAAACAGATCCTGAACAATATCGGCAGCATTAAATATACCGTCTTTTTTTCTGCCAAGAAAAGCGTTAATAGTTCCAGCGTTACGCTTAAGAATTCTGTCTGCTAAATCAAAGTCCATTAGTGGTAAAAAGTTTGCACTTTGAGATTCAAGTTGCTGCACTGTAATTACCGAACCATTTGTATCTACCATAAAGCCACGATCTTGTATTGACTTCAATGCAGATGTGCGAGCACCTTTGTATTCATTATAAAGAGTGTTAATTGCTTCTTCTTCAATACCGTGCTTTACGGCAAGTGATCGTATTACAGTTTCTTCAAGATTCTGAGTTGCAATAAATCTAGCTTCTGGTGTAGCAGCAGCAATGTAATTATTTAGTAAACCGTTTGATTGTTCTTGAGTCAAAAGTCCTAGTCGTCTAACTTTTGCTGGAGTTCCTACAATAGCGTCGCTTGGACCTACGCGTTGAAGAGTTGCAACAATCTCACGATATGAGTCTGCATCATTAAAGTCTACAAGTCCAGCAGGACGTTCTCCACCAAGCCAAGAAACCTTTTGGTAAAGTCTATGGAATGGAGTTGGTTGATAAACCTCTACCTTGGAAGCGCCTACTGTTTGGTCATAAAATTTAATAGTACGTGCTTTGGCTACAAAATTTTCTGCGCCTTGCAGTCCTTTACCGGTTGTGCGTGTAAGAGTACCGCCACCTTCACCAAGTTGCATAAACTTTGCAAAGTATTTATCGGATGCAATCAATGATGAATAGTTATCCTGTGCTGCTTTAATAACTGCAGGATTTTCATTTAAGAATGGAAGCATACCGGTTCCGTCTGGAGCTGCAAATAACTGAAACTCCGTAACTGTATCTAAATCACCACGAGCAGCCTCTAGCGCATCTGTGATATATGCACGCTGTAAGCGTAATTCATCCATTGCAGCAGGGTCACCTAGAGCAGAACGTAGAATCATTGCTGTTTCGTCACGATCTACAGAATCACCAAGCAGATGTGCTAATAGTCCTGGCTGTGATGATGATTTAACCATTGGATGGTTAAGAGCATAGATAGAGTCGTTTGCAGTAAAATCGTCAATGACTTTAGTAAAGCGATTGTTTACGCCATACTGAGCCTTAGTAATATCTTCTGCAGCTTTTGCTACAGCATTAGCGTTGTTTAATTTGCCAACACCTAATTGACTAGCTTTAAGACCTTTAGCAACCTTTCCACCAACAAGAGTTACATCACCAAAGAACTGTGCTACTAAGTCTATGCCACCAGATAGACCTTTGCCCCAAGCGCTTTTCTTAAAAGCAGCGTCGCGCTGTGCTGGATCATAAATATTAAACTTTGGGTCATAAAATACACGCTGACTTCCCACTACTGCCTGACCAAAAGAAATTTCTTGTGCGCCTTTGTAGGCTTTACGCCATAGGTTGGGGTCAAAGTAACCAAGTTCAGCTATAAGAGCACCTTCGCCAGTAGCAATACGCTTATTGATTTCACCGGCTGCTAATGCAAATGTAGTAAGAGGCTCACGAATATATTCTTGGTTAATGTTATTGATACGTACAAGAGCAGGTTGAACACCTGGTACCTTCATTATGGCACCACCGGCAGAAGCCAAAGGCTTAATTATATCTTTGCCTTCTGTTTCTGCGGCAGTCTTAAATGGTTGAATAAAACCGTTGTATTCTTCAGCGTCATTCCAAGGAGCAGTTCCCACATCCCAAGCAAAACGCGCTGTACTTCCAGCAGCACCTACAAGTTCACCACCAAACTTAGCGGTATTTTTTGCAGTTGTTGTGGCTATATCACCAATTCTATTCCATACACTCATAGACTATCGAATAACTGTTTAATTGCAGCGCGGGTTTCAGGTGATGTATTTGGCTGATCTGATATAAAATTTAATACCGGTCTATACTCTGAGATAGCAGTACGAAAGTTTGTGTCATCTTCTTTACGCATAGCAAGTGCTTCAGAACCTGCACCTGGTCCCATATCAATACCTTCGGTAACAGGTACATCTGGGCGCTCTGTTGGAGCATAAAGCGGTGTAATTGCTGCTTGACGTACAGCAGATGCTGGAGTTCCTTTTACGTTGCCAGTCTTAGCAAGTGGAGCGCCTGATTGAATAGCGGCTGTCTCTACACCTTCTCCATAGGCAATAGAACCCATCTGCAAATTATCGGTACGTGTGGAATATTTTCCAGGACCTGCGGGACCTGCCAATGGATTCATTGGTGCTGTTGTCATCGGTCCTCCTCTAAAGTCTCTAGGTCTTGCGCCATCTGCTCCCACGCCTGATTAGTTTCAGTCTTGTGGTTAGCGTGGTAAATACTTAATTCATATAATGATTCAAAAAATCCTGTTGCAGCCTGCGCAAAATTAAAGGCAGTCTCTGCAAGTACTACTACAAAATCGGAAGAGCGTATAGGACGACGAATTCTATTATTGTCCATCGTCCCATACACCTTCCACTAAAATTATTAAGCCTTTGTGCTCTTCTTACCAGGGCGGCCTTTAGCCATCATTCCGAAAAACACCTTACCGCCTTTTGGCTTAGAGGTATCCATCTTGCCTTCCTTTGGCTGTGCCATTGGTGCGGCTGCGCGTGATCCTTTGTTCATATTTACACCTCCCTCGCTTAAGCTGCGCCGGAAATACCGGCTAGTAGTTGAGCTATATCTGGACGTTGACCAGCAGCAGGGGCCTGACCAGCTTGTTCTTGTGGAGGTTGCTGCGAGGCAGGAGCGGGGGCCGCACCTGCTGCTGGAATCTGTTGCTCCATACCTGGTGCCATAGGTGGCATCTCTGGGGTTGGGGCTGGTTCTGGTGCAAATGCTTTTTCGATAATGTTTTCTAGGGATTGTCCCTTTTGGCGACCTTGGATAACAGTTGCGATACGGCTGATAATCTCGGAAGGGTCTTGGCCTTGCGCCGCGAGTGCCGGTATCGCCTGAGCATACTGAGCAACAGCAACGCGCAAAGAATCGCGCATCTCTTCAATGTCAACACGTTGTTCCTCTTGTGTAACGTTAAGGTCCATTGGAATCTCACGACGTACGTAATCACGTGAGA